TGGTTCTATTATAAGAAAACGGGGGCCTGGTTCTGTCACCATGCAGCAACCATCTAGTATGCCAGGATATGTATTCAATTTCTATCAGTTAATGGTAGATATGTTTGAGACCGTATCTGGTGTCACTAGGTCCACAATGGGTAAACAGGAGCCTAATGTGACTAGCGGTATCCAAGCCCAGGTATATAGAAGTGCGGCAACAAACAAGATTGATTTTAAGGCAAGGCAGCTTGATGCTGCAATGCAGATACTGGGACAGATGTGGATAGCCATGATTAAGAACATGGGTGAAAAAATGCATACTCTGGATATGCGAGATACAGCAGGTAATCAGGCCGAAGTAAAATATATTGGAATGGAATTTAATGAGGTAGATACAATGGTCCGTGCGAGGGTCGGTTCCATGATGCCAGATAATAGGGCCTATATTGAAGAAAAGATATTATCCCTGGTCCAAGCTGGGTTGATACAGGACCCTGAGTACATACTTGAGAATATGCAATTACCAGGTGTTGAAAGGTTGATTAAACAGATGCGCGACCAAAAAGAACAACAACAGGTAGGACCAGAACAATTTGAGGGAATGTCTGAGGATGAGATATTCCAACAATTACAACAAAACCCTCAAATGATGAGTCAAATGCAACAACAACCACCAGGTGAAGGGTAATGTATTTAAAAAAGCTAAAAGAAAAACTAAGTAAGAAGAAACCTAAGAAAGTAAAGAAGCAAAAATTATCAGATATGACACCAGCTCAATGGAATGCATACAGGCTTAAAAGAATGAAAGCAGGAACCCTCTCAACCAGTCCAAGTGACTCTACTAAGACGAAATCGGAAAGATAGAAATGGCAAGCGCATCTAAAAAAAGACTTGATAGAAGTAAAAGGTCGAAAAAAGTAAAAAAAGCATATAAGTGGAAAAATAAAGACATACCAAAGATTGCAGCCAAGGCTATAAAGATGAAAAAGGAAGCAAAGAAACTTGGCGATTATTTGTTGAGTGGGGCTGATTATTCTCAGTCTGATATAGATGCCTGGCAAGCCGCTGGTAGAAAATATAAGAAGTTTAGGGAATCAGGGTATGGAATCAAGGACCCTGTCGCCACTAGAAGAAAAAAAGTAAAGACTGCGGTTAAAAAAGTAAAGACTGCGGTTAAATCTGTCACCCAACCATATAGAAAAAGAATTAGTGACACGACCAAGCGATATCGCGAGAGTTTAAAGAGTCGGATTAAGAAAAGAAAGTCGGCAAAAGTTGTGAGGTATAAATCAAAATTTCCGAATAGGATAAAGTAAAGAAGCATGGCCCCAAAAGAATTAAACAAACACAGGAGACATACAAATGTCAGATGAAGTATTAACCAGTTATTCTGGTGTAACTCTCTCTCAAGATGAAGCCAATACAATAATGGGTGTTGAGCCTAGTCAACCTGTGGAGCAAAACTTAGGCGATTCACAGCCGCAGGAAACAGCAAGTCAGGAGACTGACCAATCAAACTTACCTGAAAGTGAACAAGAAGACCTTCAAGATATAGAGGTTCTTGAAATGGATGGCAAGGAATATGAAATGTCAGAGATTCAAGAAGCACTTGAAGCTTTCCATAATAAAGCCGAATGGCAAAAGACTAATACTGAAAAGTCTCAGGAGATTAGCGCTGAAAGAAAGGCTTTACAGGCCGAACAGAAAGCCTGGTCCTCATTACGAGATAACGAAGATGCAATGGAAGCTTTAAAGGACTTACTGGATGAGGACCATCCAGTATTCTCTATGAATGAAGGTGAAGCGGAAAAAGATACCAGTCAGGACACGAAGGATGATGCCCAAGGTAAAATCCAGGAGTTGGAAGAAAGGTTAAACGAGATGAATCAAGTACGCGAGCAGGAAAAGCTGGACATTGAAGCCGACCAGCGAGTAACTGCCGACCTTGGTACACTTAAGCAATCACATCCTGAACTTGAAGACCAGGAACTGATGGATGAGGTTATTACAACCGCCATCGACAAGGGCTTTGTAGGGATTCAAGGATTAGAAGATGCGTTTGTTTTAGCTTATCATACATCTGCTGAAGATAGTGCTTTTAAAACCGCAGTAAATCGAGCAAGAAGTGCGAAAGCCATGAAGAGTATTCCTGAGACGGAAGGCGCTGTGAAGGGTCAACATACCGAACCTGTCACAAAGTCTGAAAATTATAAGGATGCTAGGCATGACGCACTTAAAAACTACAATTTCTATGATTAAGAGGAAATAAAATGGCACTTAATTACGACAGCTTAACAGCTGTAACTCGTGACAAGTTCATTCCTGTTATGGTAGATAACATATTCAACTCGAATATTTTGACATATAAAATGTTAAAAAATTCTGAACCAATTGCTTCTGGTAACAAAGTTCTTCAGCCTATTGAATACGCTAAGACTGGTTCCAAAGGCTTCTACAATGGTTATGATGTTCTGGATACAACTCCACAAGAGTTGTTCACAGATGCTTCATACGATTGGGTTCAATGTCACGCATCCATTACTTATAGTGGTCGTGAAGAATCGTTGAATAGTGGTTCCGAAAGGGTAATTGATTTGATTTCTGCAAAGGTTAAAAATGCAGAGAAATCATTGAAAGACCTTTTTGGTTCTCAGTTATACTCCGATAACTCAGGAAGCGCTGTCTCAACACCAGCTGATGCGGAAACTTCAGGATTTGTTGGCTTACAACATATCTGTAAAGTAGACCGTTCACTTGGTGGTATTGATTCAACCGATTACACATGGTGGGATGCACAAGTAGATACTTTTGACGATTCCACATTTGATAATGTATCAAATCCAGACCATGCTGATTCCATATTGGTCGAATTACGACAAATGTATGGTAAGTGTACCATCGATAACGATTCTCCAGATGTGATTGTGACCACCAGAGTCCTTTTCGATGCATACGAGTCAGCACTAACAGCGCAAAAGCGTTTTGGTGCATCTAGTGAATCTTTAGCAGATGCTGGTTTTACCAACCTGCTATATCGTGGCACTCCAGTTGTTGTTGATGACCATTGCCCTGATGGACATATGTATTTCTTGAACACTAAGTATCTGAAATTCAGACACCATGGTTCTAGAAACTTTGCCTTCCAGGGATTCAATAAACCCGTTAACCAAGATGCATCCGTAGCACATATCCTTTGGTTAGGTGCTTTGACTGTTAGTAACCCAAGAATGCTTGGGAAATTGACAGGCGGACCATCTAGTTATTAATAGGAGGTTTTAAATGGCAATAGCACAAACAAGTGTAGATAAAGTTGGAATAGCAATGGTTAATGAGGAAGTTGGTGGTGTAGCAGTCATGCGAATGGGGAATGTCCATTTCGCAACAGGTACTGGCGCACCAGCAACTGGCGGAAGTGGTGATATGAAGGCAAGCCCTAAAGGTTCGCTATACGTTGATACTGCCGCTGGCAAGACCTATACCAAGACATCAGCAGCAGCAGCTTCTGTGACTTGGGTAATAATAGGTACTATCGAATCATAAGCCTCGGTTCTTAACCGACTTATAACTGAATAAAATGAGATACGGTCAATCCCCGATTCTAACGAGTCGGGGAACCGTTGAAGGAATATGACCTCAGCAGAAATGACAACCTTACTTGGCTTGCGGATGGAAGATGCAGGTGAAGTTAATTTTACATCAGCAACTAAACTCAGTGCCTTGAATGTGGCCCAGAGAACGGTTGCTAGTTTTCTTAATGAGCATTATTTAACAGAGTTAGAGGTTCGTGATTCCCTAACTACCAACAATACTGCCATAAGTAATGGATATATCACATTAGGTGGTGGCTCCACAAATCAAACAGATAATGTTCCAATTCGGAATAGTATAAGGAATGTAGAGATAGCCTACAGTAGTGGTACACCAATCTTTACGGTGATGGTACCCTTTCAAGATATAAAAAAATTTGAGAATTCATATTTAAGTCACGATAGCGCCAACCCAGTATCTTGGGTATGGGCTGGATTATTATACATTAGACCCCTGACCGCGATGACGGGCCTAGTGGTATATTATTTAAAGGAACCTACTGATATAGCAAGTGATGCCAATTGCATTTTAAATGCATCATTACATGATATGGTCGTTGATTTGGCAGAGGCTGAATTATGG